CTCGTTGCCAACTGTAAACCTTTCGCTCTTCCCCTGGCCAAACTATCCGATAATTCAGAATTTTTTTTGTTTCTATGTTTGTTGAATGTATCCCAACCAACACCAATAGACCTGCAAATATCCATGATACCAAGATTTAAACTAGCCAGATATTCGACCCTTGCATGATCAATGATGATAGGTTTGCGTCCGCGTTTTTTAGGTGTTTTTGTTGTCATATTCCGATTAATTATATCTTATATAGCCTGTTTTTATGCTATTTATAAAGAAATATACATAAATATTGAGGATTATTGTTGACAATAGAGTAATTGTATGGATAATGATACTTACATATTAATTAAACGGAGAACTAATATGAAAACAATCAAACTTACTGACAGACAAATAGATGTACTTGTTGACTCATTAATATATATGGGTACTGAATGGGCGTATTCTTCTGATCCTGAAAGTCTAAATTCTCATTACATACAAGATGATGAAAGAAAAGAATTACGAAACAAAGTCAGAATTGCCAGAAACATTATGGCCAAATTAGGTTACAGCAAAAACAATTTTTAAACGGAGAATAAATATGAACGAAACTTACACAGAAGATTTAGGACAATTTGGTTCTAGAGAACTTAAAGAAGCAAGTAAATTAATATTAGCTATTGATAATGGATTACCAGATGATTTTTATAATGATGATATAAAAATAGGATTTAATAAAGTTTCTGGTTATGTATTTTTAACAAATGCTGATTTACAAGTAGCTATGTATGATTCAGAAAGTGATGAATTATATAGTCATTATTCAACACCATACGAGGGCAAAGAGGGATCTTATGAGGAACTATTACAAGAATATGATGATATGCACCCAGAAGATCAAGAGTTTATGAATGAAATTAAGCAATACAATAGAGAGGTAACCAATGGCTAACCCAAAACACATAAGCACGCACATAAACAACTGGTTTAAGGCTAGGTTCTTTAACCACCTACTACACAAATACAAAGCCAAGTCATTACATGACTTGCATGTAAGAATGTTCAACGAACTAGAACAAGAAATCTATTTTAAGATCATAAACAAAAAGCGAGGTAATTAATTATGGAAAAATCATATAGTTGGTTAGAGTTAGCAAATATGCCAGTATGTTGTATGTGTTGTGGCAGTAGAAATGTAGATGAGCAAAAAGACAAATGTTTAGACTGTGGTTCTACTGAGGGATTATGGGCAGATGAAAGAACAAAGGAGCAAGACTAATGAAAACATTAGACCGCAGAAGAATAGCTAAACACTTGCGCCATTTACCAGACTGGCGCTTGAAATGTTTATTATATTTATTTAGAGCGCGCTAATGTCTAAAGGCTCACAACCAAGACCGCACGACAAAGATAAGTTTAATAAGAACTTTGATTTAATATTTAACAAAAGAAAGGGAGTAAAGAAAAGTGATAACAAAAAAACAATTAGAAAATAATAACTGGACTGTCTTACCAAAGGGAGTTTGGTTTGGCGTTGACTATGCTGAATCTCACAAAGTAAATGTATTAGATATACTTACTGATTTATTAGATTTAGATACAAACGCAGAGGGATACAATTTTGTAGTATGTGCATATAAGGAAGAAACAAACCATGACAATGCTTAACTTCCTCTGGGATATATTCATAGCTTTTGCGGTAGTCTTATCGCTCACGGCCATAATATTAGTAGTTATAGATCGGAGATAAACAAATGCGCGGGTAGGTTAATTAACTCCGTATGTATAAACTAATTAGCCACCTCTTTGCCCGCGCGCCTTACCGCACACCCCCGCACAACTACTCGCGCACTAAGTCAATTAAACCAACCAATAAAAAATGTTTCCTACCTTTAGCTTGCGAGCGCCTGAGTCTTTTCTGCTCACCCTCTAACACACACCAGATAATTTCTTGATCTATTAACTCACCCACACCGCGCCCCGCAGTTTTTCTATTTACCCCTGTCATCTTCGCATAGTAACTTATCGCATCATGCGAGGACCAAGTTTCATAACGCCAGCGCTCGCACAAAGCCCACAACATTAACTTCGCGCCTACGCTCAACTCCGTCCTCCCGCACTCGCGCCTAAACCAGGCCCACACAATTGATCTTACCCGCGAAAAATCATTGTCCTTTCGCGCAAGCGCTATCGGAACTAACGTGCCTTTGCCCTCTGCTTCCGCGCGCGCTGTGATCCACCAATGTTCCTTATCAACTGCATTAAATCTTTTCATACTTCTTTTCTCTGTGCGCCTCCGCGCCTGGAGTGTGAAACCCCTCCAGGGTTTCCACTCCCCTATATCATATGACTATGATATGGATATATGAGTAAGTTCGCCTATAGTTAGGTCCAAGTTCTACTATAGTTATGGGTAGAACTTACTATAGTTATGTCCAATATCGCCCATAGTAGCCTAAAATTTATCATATAAATTAAATGGTTTTTGTAGATCATCAAGTAGTTCTAACACCGCGTGTTTTCTAAACAAAGTCTTAATTTTATAATCTACATTACCTGTATTGGATTTAACCAGACTGGCTTTCACAACCGCCATTCTGTCAAATTCAATACCTTGTTCCTCACAAATGCGCTCGCAAGTTTCATTGTCCGCCAACCACATAGCGATAGCCCAACGCACGCTGTCTGTAATACTGCTTGCGCCTCTTATACTTTGTCTGTGGCTCATAGTGTCATCTGAGTCGTTAGACAGCGCACTTTTGTTAAGATGATGAACTGTAAGCGTTGTTACGCCCAACCTAGCGCTGATATTTGCGCAATAACTACCCCATAATTGACCAACCTCGTTAGAACTAGATACATTACCCGTGGTAAATGCCTGGAGCGGATCAAAGCACACTAGCTTTAAATTTGGTATGGCTTGCAGTTCATCAACCAGTTCTTGTGCTATGGGTGTAACGCCCTCTTCACGGAGTAAGATCATTGGCTCTTTTTGTTCTGGTACAGGAAACACATATACCTCATACTCTGATTTAAAGCGTTTACCTTTTGGATCTAACATATCTATTCTTCTATGGATCTCTGACATATCATCTTCTGCACAAAAAATAACTGTATTACCCCTTTGTTTAATGTCTTTACCCCACCAGCGCCCCCCGTTGCATATTGTCAATGCCAACTGTATGACACTTAATGATTTACCCACGCCACCCACGGCCGCCAGAATACCTGGTTTACCAAGTGGGATAAAAGAATCTACTAACCAAGCTACTGGTTCTGGCTTATCAACTAAGTTTCTTATGGCATAACGCTTGATACCAAGTTTATGATCTATAATCTCATTACTTACGCGCTCCAAACCATGTTTTAAATATAAATCATTGTAGTCGCCAACCTCACTAGGCAAACGCACGGCACAATTACTTATGGCAGTAGCACATTCTTGGGCCTTTTTATTACCAACTCCGCTTTCGTCATGGTCTAATGCTAGAATAAAACGAGTGCCTGTAGCTATACTTCTCAATTTAGTGGCCGCATCAAACAGGAAGTTTGCACTAAATACGCAAGCTACAGGCAAATTAGTAGCTTCATGGATTGTTGCAGATGTTGAATAGCCCTCTGCTAAGACTAACTTTTCACATTTTGATAAATCTTTAAATGTTGTACCAATTAAAAATACATTACCTTTGATTTCTGAGGCAGTTACAAACTTTTTTCTGCCCTTTTTATTAATATATTGTAGAGATCGTAGTTCGCCTAATGTAGAATATACGGGAACAATAAGATTGCCGTTTAATTGTTTCAACCCATAATTTTTAACCTTTTTATTTGTAAGATAATCATGCTTGCTAACGCTGTTACATATATCAAATCTCTGCTGTACCTCAACTGCAACTTCATTTTGTCGCAGTTTCCTTTGCTCGTTAGCTTTGCGCGTAGTTTCCTGCATTTGCTCGCGTAATGCCTGGCGGTGTACTGCGGGCAAAGTATTAGTATCTATAGAACTCCATTTACCCTCAAACCCGTTGCGCCAGTTTCCAAAGGTAGCAAAATAATAATCCCCTAATTTGTTAATAACATAATAACCAGACTTCTGACCGCCTGTATCTGGTTTTGTGCCGTTTGCTTTTACAGGTACGCGCACGATTTCGCCTGTTACTTGTAAATAGTCAACGCACAATCCATGCGATTGCATTTCGGAAACTAAATCATTTGTATTTTTGCCCTTGCTAAATCCTAAATCATTTAGTATTACTTTCTCTTTGAAGTATTTTGTTAGATCCATTTGCGGCTCTCTTGTCATCTAACTGGGCTTGTTCGTTGGCCCAATTTAAGTAATGTCTAACAATAGATGTAAAAACTTTTTTTCTATTTTCTCTTTGCCATTCGTGGAACGGCTTATGTTTCTCACTCTTTGTTAAACTTGTATAAGTTTCTTTTGTTTGCGCAATAGCGTATTCAACGCCCAGATCATTTAGCTGTGCTTTGTTTGGCAATCTCTCACCCTTACCAATCAACTTTAAATGTTCCATACTGCACGCTCCAAGCCAATATTCATTGTCTTTGTATAAAAATGGGCCAGCTGGTGCTTTGCAGTAAGCACACAGCGTTGGCCTTTCACGAGGATCAAAATGGTAGATCGTCATCATCAGATGCGCTTGATCCGACCGCATCTAAATCTTTTTGGGATGGTGACACCTGTATATCATCAGTATCATCTTTTGTTTTACTGACTGCTTGCCAGGTCTTACCAAAGTCATCATTTATTTCTAAATAACCATCCTTGCCTTTTCTAATTTCAGCTTCAACGCTTTTATTCATAAACGCAACAGATGTATCTTTTGGTGGTTCTTTCAGTCCCATAGCTTGCGCTAATAACAACAAAGACTTTACACCTCTGTCAACAACCTCTGGATTATCATGCGCAACTGTAAATGTATGGCTGATTTTCATACCATGTCCATCAACTTCAAAATACATCTTACAACCACGCCAATTATTTTTACCCTCAATCAGATCTTCATCTTCACCTACCCAGTTTAAAATATGTCTGCCAGGTTCAACACTTGATCTGCTTTCGGTATTGACATTAAAATTACTTAAATCCATTTTTTTTTCTCCTATATATTTACAAAATTATCATAAAACGATTCAGCTATATGAAACAAAATTTCATCCCTGTCGTCGTCCTCATGCAGTCCGTATCTATGTGAAACACATTGAACTTCTGCCTCTAAGTTACCCTTTGCATCATCTTCTTCAACTTGTGACATTAATTTATCAAAGGCATCTTCTTTACGCTGACTACTCATTTAATCATAACCTCCCTTATAGCTTTCCAGTCAAAAGGCATTTCTGGATCAAGTGAAAATCTGTTCTTAGCTTGAAAACCAGGTCCAGCCTCAGTAAATATTGTTCTGTCGCCTTGTTTCATTTTAGTGGTCATGTTGCCACCTTTACCTTTTACTTGGATAGTTCCTATCTTGTAGTTAGCAAACAATACACAGTCGCTATGTTCTATTACAAGATCGGCAGCTTTTCTGTGTAGTTTTATTTGGTGGCGGTCATGCGGCTCGTTACTTGGATCTTCATATCTTCGTATCTCGTTATGCGCTATTTGTAAGATAGTAAAACCTTTTTTACGCAACTGATTAATAAGACCTAAATAATCTTTCCATGTTTCTAAAGCAACTGCATATCCCTTACCATACGCAGGACTGCTTATCTCTGGCCAACCATTTTGTTGACATACATGCTCTTGCAATAAAGTTTCTAGCCAATCTAAACTATCTATGACAACAGTTTTAAACTCGCTTTTTTCTTCTATTAATGATTTTAGATTACCCTCAAACTCCTCATAGTTTTGTGCTACTGGAAAGTGAGGACATTCTATTTTGCCTATACCATCTTCTGTCTGCACAATGATAGGTTTGTTCATTGATGCACCAAAAGATGTTTTACCGATACCACCTGGACCATATAAAGTTATGATAGGTGGCTTTAATCTTGCTTTGGTTCTTATATTAGCTAACGACATTTGTTTCCTCTTTGTTATCAGCTTCTAATATAGTTTTCATTCGCACTTCATATTGTGCAAGAATAATCATCAGATCATCCCTATTGTTGTCAACCATAGCTAATGCTTGTTGTTTTTCTTGCCAACGCGCAAACAAAACCCTTGCTTCATCTGGCATAGTATCAGCATCATACGCTGGTCCATCACCAAACTGTATGGTATTTTTTGGCGCATCTTGCTGTGTATTATCTTTTTTAGACATTTACATTCTCCCTTTTATTTAAGTTATAAGTATCACATATACTTCTAGCATTACACCAGCGACAACCAGCTTCACTATAGTTATATGTGGGTATTTCTTCAAAACACGCCTCTGCGGCTGGCTTTAAAGTTTCATAACCCCATTCAACCAAGTTAACGGCTGATATGTAGTATGATCGGATTTGACCATCTTTGTGCCAACCCCTTGGCTGCACAATAGTCATTTGAACTTCTGTATCTTCGTTACCATAACGAGATAATGCACCTAAAGCATAGATGCGTAACTGTGGGTTATCTGGTTCTACGGCCCATTTACCAGACTTTAAATCAACGATTTCTAAATGATTTTTACTTAATAATATAGCATCAGCTGTACCCCATAGATCGCTATGTATTTCTGGCATCCTCACCTTTTCTTCTATAAGTGGTCTTGCTATATCAAGATCGTGCATGCGCTTGTCAATGTATTCTACATAAACCTTTGCACAATCAATCATGTCTTGATCTACTGTAATATCAAAATCTTCAACATGATGTGTACTACCAAGATAGTATTCTTCAAGTGTCAAATTCTGTAATCTCCCTTTTAATAATGTTTCAACCATTTCGTGTATCAATGTACCTGTTGCGGCTGGCACGCCCACCTTATACTCTACATTCTGCGCAAGTTTTGGCATCCCTGGACAGGACATCCAAATCTTTGCTGCACTAGGACTCAGTAATGCGTGTGCCATCTACGGATCTATAAGATTCTTCTTCCATTCTAACAACATCTTTTAGATCATATCTGATCTTACCACCTATTTTAAAATAGTTAGGTCCTTGCCCTCTATGTCGTCTATTGTCTATAGATTTTTTTGTAACGCCCCAGCGTTCAGCTAGCTCGCCTGCATCTATAGTGTTGGAAATGTCAAAATTAATTTTGTCATCAGATTCAAATATTTCCATAATTTTCCCTTTTTTTATATATAAGTGTTAATATAGCATAATATTACTAAAAGTGGAGAAAAAATGAAAAAAAATATTACTGAAGAATGGGATCAATCAATAGACATGCTTGCTACAAACAACCAAGTAGATGGCGATCATTATAAACAGCATAGCATACAGCCAATAGAATATATATACGCCAATAAACTTAGTTACAACTTAGGTAGCACACTTAAATATATAACCAGAAATAAAGGCGGTAAAGAAGATAGGATTAAGGATCTTATGAAAGCCAAACATTTTATAGACTTGGAACTAGAAATGGTTTACGGCGTAGATCAACAAGGCGAAAACTTAGGTAAGTATAGTATAGAAGTAACTATTGGTTAGTCTTGTAGCGCTTTAATAGTTTCTGCTATCTCTTTATCAAGTATTTCTGGGTATTGTACTTGTAATAGTTTTCTAGCGTTGGCTTGATTTTTTCTAAATACTTCAGATATAGCATCTTGTTTTGCTGAGTTGGTAAGTTTTTCATATCCAGGTGAGGTTATAAGTCTAGCTAAAATTTGTTTTGTTTGTAGTCTTTGTTGATTTGCTAACAAAGTTTCATATTGTTCTGCGTTTAGTTTTACATTACCAATAGTCCTTTTAGGAAAAGGTGGCGTGTAACCAAGATTGACAAACTCATTAAATACAACATCATCTGTAACTGTTGACACTCTTACAGGCGAATACCTACCACCCAACGGATCAAATGTTGGTGTAAATGTTCTTATTTCACCAAACACATTTCTTTTTGCAGGTAAATCTGCTGATGTACGAGCGCCAGTAGTACCAACAATCTCTGGAAATCTATTTACAAAACCATCACCAAAAGACTGCACATCCCTTATAACAGGATCATCTGCTTTTCTTTCGTAGTATGTAAATGTAGGCACAAAACTAGAAACGAATCTTTGTATTGTAGCTTCCCCATACCTATCTGGATCATTTAACATTTCAATAGTATCACTTAGACCAGTTAAAAAAGTTTTGTTTGTTATGTTTTCTGAGAATGATGCAGCCAACATAGACATTAGCTTGCCAAGTTCTACATTTTCTTCAGCTGTTAGTTGCCTATCAACATACTTACCAATGTCAGACATATCTGCGGTTATACCAAAAAGAATACCAACAGGTTCAAACCTATTATAACTATAATATTTATCACCAATTCTAAGTGAATATGGTTGCCAGCCTGTTTCCATCAAAATTGATTTTTCTCTGCTGTCAGTAGGACCACGACCAGTTATAAGGCCAGAGTTTGCATAATACAATACAGAACTACCAATGGCAGCACCGACAGCTAATTTTGCTCTTTGCAAGTC